CTGTGCAAATGAAAATTTACCTTTATCACTTAGTTTAGTTTCATCATATTCTTTATCGTCTAATTTAAACATTTATTGTTTCCTTTTTCTTCGCCCAATAATTGTTATTAATCGCTTAGTGTAGAAACATCAAAATTTGCATCAGTTGTATCAGCTGTTGCAATTGAAGCATCATATTTTTTATTAAACATGTCGTCCCAATGGTCTTTATCCATAAGGGTCAACAACTCAGCTTTTGTATACTTATCAGGTGCTTTTGCTGTCGCTAGGTCTCCCTTTTCGTCAACAGCTATTTTTTCTCTTTTTTTAAATGTGTGAGAAAAAGAATTTTTTTTATATCTGTATTTAACTTCCCACTCCACTACGTTACCATCAGAATTTTTGGTTGGTATTGCTGATACCCATGTTTTTGTTGCATCATCTGCGTGTGCCATCTTATGCGTCCTCCAATGCTTTTACTTTTGCTGATAATTCTTGTACGGCTTTTATTAACGGCATTATAAAAGAACTTTCTGAAATTCTTTGTATACCATCATCGTCTGTGCTCCAAACTGCATATTTAGAAGCATCAGCTCCAACTGTATCTAAAGCTGCTTTAACCTCTTGAGCTACTAATCCGTTCATTGTAACGGAAGTATCTTTGGATAGTTTATCAAAATCAGTTGTGTCAGGGTGCATATAACCTTTTAAAGAAGTATCAACTTTATCGGATGCTTTCCAATTATATGTGACAGTTCTTAATTCATTTATAAAATCTAATCCTAAGTTGTCTGTTTGAATATTTGTTTTTAGTCTTTCATCAGATGAATGTGCCCAGTTAGCGTTATTAGCATAATCGTTTTCTATGTAGTTAGAGCCTGAACCTAGTCTTACTTTGTTTTGTCCACCACCGTCTAAATTATAGCCAATTACAATTTCATGTGCGTCTGTGTTTCCGTTTGTATCAGCGTTACAACCAATTAAAGTTTTATAACTACCACTGACATTTGAACCACCACAAGATTCTCCAATGTAAACGCAATCAACGCCTGTAGTGTGAGCTGTTCCTGCATGTTGCCCAACGGCTACGTTTTCATCGCCTGAAGTTAGAGCATCTAAAGCATTTGTTCCCACAGCAGTATTAGCTTCTCCACCAGCCACCGCTGCAGAAAGAGCACTTGAGCCAATTGCTATATTATTACTTTCTGCATCTGGTTGATACAAAGCATTATAACCCACTGCAACATTGTATGTTCCGCTTGTGTTACCTGACCCAGCATTAAAGCCCAGATATGTGCCACCTATCCCAGTGCTTGCTGCACCAGCGTAATAACCAACGGCAGTTAGCCTGCTGTTATTTGCTGCTCCAGCGTTTCTTCCTATCATCACTGAATACGAACCAGATGTAGCAGACGACCCAGCATTATAACCTATTGCAACATTATCAGCACCAGTGTTAAGAGCACCTAATGCGTGTTCACCCATTGCAGTGTTATTGTCTCCTGTCGTGATTGCATCCATAGCACTTGCTCCATAAGCAGTGTTATTTTCAGCACTGTCATCTGTTCCTGAAACATCCGCTGTATATATAGAACCAGATTGTCCTTGATAAAAAGTTATACCCGCTAAACTCAACGCTGTTCCTGAAGCACCAACAGTTGCAAGAGCATTACCAGTTAAAGCAGTGCCTGTAACTCTAAGAGCATCCGTGCCCCCAATCTTAATATCTATCTGGTCATCGGTGTCCGCGCTTATTGTTGTATCGGCATCTGCATCGAGAATAATGCCATCTGATACCCCATTAACATCAACAGTACCGTCTTTTAATTTTACACTATCAATGCTTACACCGTTAGCACTGGTATTTTCACTAATAGTATCTACTTTAATTGTACTTGTCATAATTTATTATCCTTCTAATATCTTAATTCTTGCTTCTAGTTCTTGTATGGTTTTTACCATTAATGGTACAAGTTTTGATTGGTCTATCTGTTGATATTTTTCTTTTGTTTCACTGGCTTGCCAAGTTGAATCAGATGGATATTTACCATCAACTTTACCAGCAACCCAATCTTCTTCTTCAATACCTTCACCTAATACTTGATTAGCTGAATCTCTTATAACTTTAATTTTAGTTTCGGTTTCATCTTTTTTACCTGTTATTGCATCTGGTACTATGTCAGATACTTCATGTGCTAAAAAACCCTCTACTGTGTTTTCAGTATCTACTTTCCAATTAAATTTTGCAGGTTTTAATTTTTTTAATTCAGTAGTTGCATCAAAATCATAATTTACATTTTCTTTTAAACGGTAGTCTGAAGATGTATTAAACGCAGTTGCTGAACCAGAGGTTTTAATTGAACCTCTTTCAGTTCCATTAAAATCTAAAAATTGTAGCATAGTTGCAGTTTGTGAAGAAAGTGCATAGCTACTCATTATTGCCATCGCAGTTGTATCTTGGTTGACTCCCATAAAAACAAATGCTTGTCTTTCACCTACACCATTTCTAACATCTATAACTGAACTAGGGTTACTAACACCAAAGCCCACATGACCAGAACTTCCTTCAACAATTAAACTATGTGTGTTTATGTCAGACTCTACAACGAAGTCTATGTCATTAGAATCTTCGTTAAATGTAACTACTGCCGATTCAAAATTTACTAAAGCTCTTTCATTTATAGAAGAGTTATCTGAAATAATTTTAAATACACCGCCGTCATTTTTTAATTCAAAATCAGTTCGAACATCATTTTCATCTTGTCTTTGTAATTTGATTGAGGCACTTGTTCCATCTACACTTCTAATAGTTACTTTAGGTGTAGAAGATTCTTCTATATGTAAAACACTTTCAGGACTTCCTGAGCCAATGCCAACTCTATCATTACCACCATTAACAAATAGCATATTAGCGTTACCATTAGATTCTACTCGAAAGTCTGCATCAATAGAGGCTTCATTAAATACAGCTTCTGTAGCTGAAATACTAAATCTATCAACAATCGAACCAGCAGTCATTTGTTCGTGTACATATTTTACATCTTCTGAACCATTAGAAACATCTGTCATTATTATATTTTGAGCTAAAGCAGTTTCAATTTCAGGAGCATCATTATTAAAAGTAAATATATTTCGACCTATGTAATCATTATCAGCAGCACTGCCTGAGTTACGATAATAGTTTAAGACTGGGCCAGGATTACCATCAGCATCAGTTGATGTTAGTGTAAGTGTGTCTAAGTTATCACCAGTTGTAATAATTACTCCACCATTAGATGCAAGACTCATTCTTTCTGCCGCATTAGTAAAAAAGTCTAAACTATTATTAGCATGGTCGTACCTAATTCTACCTATGTCATTGTCACCATCATCACCAAAATATATACCACCTTCAGCACTATTTCCTGACAGTATATTTATTCCTGAATTGGCACTACCTTCGATAACTAATTCATCAGCTGAAGCATGAGCAGACGCTCCACTATCAGCAGTTTTAATATGCACACCTGTGCCTAAATCAGCGGCACTTAGTGTTGCGTTCATTAGGTTTGTAATCTTACCGTCTTTTATAGCAAGGCTATCAATGCTTACACCATTGGCGCTGGTTTTTTCTGATATAGTGTCGACTCTTATTTCACTCATGTTATGCGTCCTCCAATGCTTTTACTTTTGTCTCTAGTGTTTCTATTTTTGCCATGGCTTCTTGTAGGGCTTTGACTGCTTTCATGTAGAGAATAGAATATTTTACAGCTTTAGGGTGTTTCATATCCCCAACATCTGCTGTTTTTGCCTGTTTAACATCTCCCACATCTTTACCATCTGGTATCAAACTTTGGTCTTTGTCTTCCTGTGTGTATAAATAATCTTTAACTTCTTGGTCTTCTTCTTCATATAAAACTTCATCTTGCACAAGACCATTCATTCCAGAGACTTCTAGTTCTTGTGCAATAACACCTATTCTCCATAGTGCATCACTATCACCTTTAGCTGTTATATCATCTTTCATTTTATATTTTCTAATTCTCATAGCTTTAATATCATCCCACTGTGAACCAGAATCTTTTATTTGGTCTTTAATTCTTTCATCAGAAATAGCATTATAAGCATTGTCGTGATTTTGAATATCACCATCTGCTCGAATTATTAATCTTGTAGTTCCTGTATCAGTACATTCTAAAAAATTTGCTGTAGCATCGTCAGGAGCAGCGGCTGAATATATAATTCTAATACCTTCAGGTGTTGCGTTAGAATGATTAAATTTAGCTACGCCATTGTTAGAAGAATTTGAATCTACCAATAATCTAAAAGGACTTGGACTTGTGGTTCCTATTCCAACTAAACCACTACTATCTATAGTCACTCTTGCATCGCCACCTGTAGCAAGTCTTAAAGAATCACTTGCGTGCTGATAATCTACCCAACCTCTATATTGTGCATTACCACTTGTACCATCTGCAAAGTATAAACTACTGTTGTTAGAAGTTCCTGCTACAATCGTAATACCAGCATTTCCGCTTTCTAAAACAACAAGATTATTTGCATAATCATTATAACTGTTTGGTTCTGAAGTTCCGATACCAACAACATCATTACCACCATCAACGAATATCATATTAGCATTACCATTAGACTCTACTCGGAAGTCTACATCAACTGAGTCTTCATTAAAGATAGTTGCATCTGATTTAACTGCAAATCTGTTACGGTCAGTACCGTCTTTTTTTGCTATTAAATAAATTTGACCATCTTCACTACCATCACTTGCATCAGCAAGTTGAGCTTTAAGGTGTAAATATTCAGTATCTTCACCAGCATCATTATCAGCATTAAATCTTATCTCACCAATAATATCACTATCTGCTGGACTACCTGAGTCTCTATGCAACTTTAATATTGGACCTTCATCAGCATCAGCATCAGTTGATTTAAGTGTAAGTGTGTCGGTGTTGTCAGCAGTTGTGATTGTAACGTTACTCGCAAAAGTTGCACCAGCATTAAATATAGCTTTTCCTGCATCAGAGCCATCAATTTGTAAAGCAGTAATTATACTTCCACCATCACTAACGTGAAACGTTAAATCTTTATCTGATGTTTTATTAGCTATCTGTAAGTCACCACTATTAGTGTTAAGATTAAGCTCTCCAACATTTGAACCAGCATTAGTAAGTTTTATATCTCCACCACCTACATCTAAAACAATATCACCTGGTACATCAAGTGTTAAATCACCAGAGTCTACTTTTATTTTTTTATTAGGACCGTCTAATTCTATATTAGCCATATTACATTACCACCACGTTACCTGTTACTGTTATCACGGCTTCTACCGTTATAGGTCCTGCAAGAACTGCACTTCCTATTGTTTGATTATCATTAATTGTTGAGTCATGTTCTGGTATTTGTTCAGAAGGAGGTTCTGCTCCTATATAAACTTGACCACCTAATCCAGTTATTTTTGCCATTATATTCTCCTATTATGTACTGATTGCATCTACTACTGATAAAACTACATCTACTGAACTAGCTGCACTACACAAAGCTTCTATAGAATCACCACTCTGTATAACTACTTTAGAGCCTCCTTGTATTAGTTCTAAAGAACTTGCAGGAGGTATACTAGCACCTTTAATTATATAAGTACTGTTACCTGAGTTTTTTATCGTAGCATCTACAGTGACAGTTGATGAAGATTTATTAGCAAAACGCATACCAATAATAGCATCATCACTATTAGCAGCAGCTCTAATCTCAGTTAAAGATGTGCCAATATCTCTTGATACATGTCTCTCAAAATCTTGTGCCATTGTGTTTACTCCTTAGTTATTATATTATATCATATTTATTAATATTTGTCAACCTTTTTTTACAATGCGATTGCCATTGCTACTGCAAATCCTGCAGATGCTTTTGTATCAGCATATGCTTTAATTGATTGTTGTGTTGCTAATAGTGTAGCAGAATCACTGCTCATATCATCTTCATCAGCTATATCTGTAATAGCTACTGAACCAGTACCACTAAGACTATCAAACTCTACTAGTCCAGTTACGTCTATACCACTAGATGTTGTTTCAAATTTCTTTACGTTGTCGTGATATAAATCAACTGAACCATCAGTAGTAGCAAGTATTTTATTTTCAGTACCAGCTGCATTCATAACTCTAAATTCTGTAGCTAAAAGCTGTAAATCACCACCACCAGTTTCTTGAATATATGAGCTACCATTATTGTGATGATAAATATTTAATTCACCACTATCACCAAACTTAGCTATACTATCATCACCTAATGCAATGTCATGATTAAAGGTAGCTGTACCAGCGTCTGACATATCAAGTGTTAGGGCTGTGATAGCAGAACCACCATCACTACCTTTAAATACAATGTCACCATCTGAAATACTTGAGTGAATGTTTAAACTATTACCTGATAAATTAAATTTTCCATACTCAGCACCACTACCTTGTAAGCTTATATCAGAACCACCTGCGTCTAAATTAATATCACCAGCTACATCTATTGTTAGATTTCCTGTATCAACATCAAGTTCACCATGACTGCCATCATGAGAAAGTTCAATTTCATTTGATGCTCCTGCTCTTAATCTTCCAGAGTTAGAACCTGTACTTATGTGCCCATTAGCTTGTAAAAAACTTCCTGATGTTACACTAGAAGTAAACGTAGCAGCTCCAGCATCTGACATATCAAGTGTTAATGCTGTAATTGCTGAACCACCATCATTGCCTTTAAATATTAAATCTTGGTCTGAAATTGAAGACTTAATTATAAAATCACTAGATACATTTTCAAATGTTCCAACGTCTGTTGCAGCATCTTTAAATCTAATAATACCTCCGTCTGAATCCAAATGTATCTCACCAGCTACATCTACTGTTAAATTGCCACTTGATAAATCTATTTCTGTTCCGTCTATTGTTATGTTGTCTACTACAACTCCACCGTCTGCTGTAAGTTTATCTACTTGTAAATCTTCATGTGATGAACCAAGTTTTAATTCAAACTTAGGACCTGAAGTATTATATGTAAATGTAGCATCATCACCTGAACCACCTTCAAGAGTAATACCTCCTCCATTAATAACGGCAGATGTACTGTTTCCACTATCTAAAACAATATTATGGTCATTTAAATTTACAGTGGTTGAGTTTACTGTAGTTGTTGTACCACTAACTGTTAAGTCTCCTGTAACAGTTAAGTTATCATTTATTGTTGTTTCAGAAGTTGAGTGTCCAATAGATACTGGAACACCTGATGTAGCTGTTCCAATAGTAATACCATTAGATGTATTAGAGTTATCTATATTTAAAGTTGAAGTACTATCAAGTGAAATATTAGAACCATCTACTACTAATGTTCCATCTATATCTGTATTATCTAAATTAGTTGTTCCATCAATATCAGCATCTCCAGATATATCTAGTGTAGCTCCATCTAGTTCTCCAGTTACTGTTACATTTCTAAAACCAGAAATATCTTTATCAGAATCTACAATAACTGCTTTAGAAGCTGATACTGTTCCAGCTGTAATACCATCTACTAAGTTTAATTCTGTTGCTGTAGAAGTTACACCATCTAATATATTTAGTTCTGCTGTTGTTGATGTAACACCATCTAATATGTTTAGTTCTGTTGCTGTTGATGTAACACCATCTAGTATATTTAATTCTTCAGGTGTAGATGTAATTTGTGTTGTACTTGCAGCTGCTAATACAGGTAATGTACCTGAAACGTTTGGTAGATTAATTGTTCTATCACCAGTAGGGTCTATAATACTAAGTGTAGTTTCATTTCCATCGGGTGTAGCACCTTCAAATATAATAGCATTAGCTGCATTCATTGTAACTGTATCTACAGTAGTAGTCGTTCCTGCTACAGATAAATTAGGAACAAGAAGTGTACCTGTGCTTGGGTTATATCTTAAAGCACCAGTGTCATCTAATAAAGCATTTGACTCATCATGAAACACTACAGGGAAATTTGTATTTGCTGTACTATCTGAAACTGTTACTGTAGAAACTGTTGTTCCTGTAATTACTGTAGATAGGGCAGTACCATTAACTGTTATTGCGTCAGCTTCTAATGTTCCATCTATATCTGCATCACCACTAATATCTAAAGTAGCTGCATCAAGTTCACCACTAATAGTAATATTTCTACCACCAGTTATATCTTTGTTTGAATCTGTTATAATAGCTTTACTTGCTATTACTGTTCCGTTTGTTATTCCATCTATAAGATTAATGTCAGCTGCACTTGCAGTAACACCATCTAAAATATTTAATTCTGAAACTGTTGAAGTAATACCATCAAGAGCATTTATTTCTGTTGCTGTAGCTGTAACACCGTCAAGTATATTAAGTTCTGCAGCTGTAGATGTAATAGCTGTTCCATTAAAATTAATTTCATCTAAGTATGCAACACCATCAATATAAATATCTTTCCACTCTTGAGAAGTTGAACCTAAATCAAAACTATTATCAGTATTAGGTATAATACTAGAATTAACATCTGCACCAAAAACTACGTTATCAGTAGCAGCATCTCCTAAAGTTTGTGTGCCACCATTAAAAGTTGTATTTCCAGTAACAGTTAAGTTACCGCCAACTGCTACATTACCTGTAGTAGTAATAGCATCAATAAATGCATTTTTAAAGTAAAGAGAAGAAGTACCAAGGTCAACATCACTATCTGTAACAGGAGCAATAACTCCATCAGCAATGTATGCTTGTTGAACTGAAGATGAAGAAACATCTACATAAAATTCAATATGGTCATTAGTTGTATCAATTAAAACTTTGTTAAGAGGGGTAGCAATGTTAGCATCACCTATTAAACCTATGACTGGACCTTCACCAGTTGTACCATCGTGTTTGTGTCCTGATGTATTGACAAAAGCAGCTGCTAATGCATCATATTCATTGTTAAACAATGATGCACTAATAGTGTCGCCGTCTGTAAATGTGCTTTGTCTTGAGTATGCCGCCATATTTAAATCCTTCCTCCTGGAATATAGTCTACGTAAAATCCTGAAACAGTATAAGAAGAGCCTGTTCCGTTGCTAGAAACTCTAAAGTTATTTGTAAATCCACTACCTGTTAAATTTATTTTTTGTTGTGGAAATAAAGTTTGTCCAAAAACTGATGAAGCAAATACTGCTGTACCAAATACTGCTGGACTTGCTAATGAACCTATTGAAAGTTCACTTGGTTGTGGAATATTATTATCATCAAAATCATATCTACATAAAACTTTTAAATTATCATTAGAACCTTCTGCTCTAATACTTGTTTTAATATAATATAAAGTTTTACGAACACCAGAATCCCCATAATCTAAATCTGGTGTTTTATACTCACATGCAATATTACTACCATCAAAACTAGTTCCAGTATCGTGGTTGTAAACTCTACCATCTGTAGTTGCATGATAGTAAACTTCGTCATTGTTTTCATCAAAACCTGAATGTGTTACACGAGCAGGTATACCTGTAGTTTGACTCCACTCATATAACGGAACACCTTGTGATGATATTTTAAATGTTCCAAGTATACCTTTTTGTTGTGGGTCTGCTGTTCCATTTTTAAAATAGAATAATCTGTATTGACTTTTTTCTCTTATTACCATACTTGAAAAAGTTATAGTAGATAAGTTAGGAAAAATTTCATCTCTAAATACAGGTAATATTTTTCTACTAATAGAACCTAATTCAATATCATCAATACGAGCAGTACCAGCAATAGTTCTTAAACCATCTGGAGATAAAAATATTAAATCTCCGCCAATCTCTTGTATAGTTCTACCACTTATGCAACCAATATTTTTAGTTACTGATGATAAAACTGGTGTGCTATCTAAACCTGATAGTTGATAAATACTATTTTTACAAAATACAATTAGTTTATTACGAAAAGATTTTATACCTACTATCTGGTCTCCTACATCTACTGTACCTGCAGATGAACCTGTAAAACTTTCTGGTGTTAATCTTGTACTATAAGCAACTTGTTGTGGATTACTAGACTGTCCTGCAACAATTAATCTTTCACTAAATATAGTTACTAGTTCTGGGTCTGTAGGTGCTGACCTATTTAATTCTTTAAATGCAAAAGTATGTACTCCTGCATTTGTAATTTCTATTGTAAGCTCTCCAACTTTATTAATACCATCTGCTATATAAAGTTTACCGTATTGTTTATTACTTTCATATACAGCAAACTCACAAAGACTTTGAGAACCTCTTGATACTGCACTTGCACTATTTAATTGTGTAGCATTAGAACCATTTTTTTTTATAACTTGACTAGATGCACTTGATTGAAAGTTACCATCTGCTGTCATTGAAGTATCACTAGCAATACTTAATACTAAAAATTGTTCACCATTAATTAATATATCATCACCAACTGCAAACTCTGATGTAAAAGATGTGCCACTTCCTGTTATTGTTGCACTACCAGAAGTTACTGAAACTGTTCCAGTTTTAGATTGATAAGTATCTTTATTTACTTGCGTCCATGTAGTTCCATCTGCACTATAAAATATATTACTAGATGCACATGCTACTACACCTTTTGCATATCTAAACAATCCTTCTATCTGGTCAGTAGAACCTGTTACTTGACTACTACCAAACTTACTAAATCCACTAACTCTTCTGTAACCACCGTGTATAGAAGATTCAAAGTTATTTAATCTTTGTGCTACTCCTGGTGTTCTAAATAACAAAGCGGTGCTCGATACTAAATCTAAGCCGCCCTCACAGTTTATCGAAATACCTTGTTCTGCCATACTTTAAAAAATCTTTTAATTACTTCTTTTTTATTTACCTTTACCCAACTTGGTGGTAACTTTACATGTGTCTTTTTTTTACTAGACATAAACACTTCTTCTATCATCCATTACAACTGGGAATGGTTCTAGAAGTTGTTCTCTCATTGTTCTTAATCCTTTTTGAAACTCTACTTCAGATAATTGTGCTTGAGACATATTATCTTTAAATTGATGTACATAATATCTAGCTCTTGCTAGTAAAACTGATGTGTACTGTTTTGGAAATACAACAGTATCAGTTGATGCAGTTAACTCTGTTGGTTGTGCATAAGCATAGAAATATACTTTATACACACCGTCTGGTATTGGAGAAAAACCTATTTTATCATTTGCAGGTGCTCTTATAACTCTTCTAGGTATTCCATAAGATTGAGTATCACTTTTATCTTTTGCTTCTTGTACTCCGTATAATCTTTGCCAGTTTGATAATGATAGTGGTTGTAATTTAAATATTTCAAAAGGAGCTGATTTACCAGATACTCCTTCTTCTGTTATAACTATATTATCATAGTCTATAAAACTATATTGATTTAAAATTGTTTGTGCTGATTGTAAATCATACCATCTTGTTCCTGCAGCTGTTTCTATAACTGCATTACCATAGTAATCATTAAGTGGGTCTCCTACAGATAAAAAATTCCACTTATCTTCTGCATTACAGATATCAAAGTAAGCTCTATTTATAGTATCTTTAATAAATTTTTGTATACCTAAAGCACTAGTAAAAGTTGAAGAAGTTAATTCAACTTCATTAAGTTCTCTTAATATAGTATTACATAAATCTAAATACGTTCTAAACGGAGCAGACATTTAATTTCCTTTATGCTAAATTAATTTTTAATTTACTAGTAGGCATGTCAGGATATATACTAGTATCTCCTTTTGTACCCATTTCACTTTTGTCACAATCTCTTCGTAAATCTACTTTACCATATTGTTTTGGATATTTATCTTTTCCATGGTCAACAGAATTTACATTATCACCTTCCATAACAGATGGTTGATGTCTTGTAATAACATCTTCGTATTTAAGACCGTTTTTAACTTTTCCCATAATATTGTCCTTTTATAAAAAAGCAGGGATGAACTTAATCACCCCTGCAATTAATTTTAGTCTAAAGTGTAGACAGCTTTTACAATAGCGTCATCTCTAAGGACTTGTCTTCCATAAACATGTAGACCTCTTACGATATCACCGAAAGTATCAGTGTCTCTTAAAGTCTCAATGTTAAGTATAGACTGAGCAGTTGCTGTAGAAGACATGTGTCCTCCTAAGCATTGTCCAGTAGCAGTTGAGCCTGTTGTAGCTGGAACGTTAGAAGATTTATACATAGAAAATCCTCTAATTTGTCCAGAAGCTACTAATCCGTTTCTTACACCACCATCACCTTGGTTAAAGTCAGATGACATTAGTTTTGAATCGGTATCAGCCAGTTCTTCATAGAACTCTGGTTTTGCAACGAACCATCTTCCTTCTTCAGGAACTTGTGAGTCATCTAAAAGTCTAGCCATTCTAGCCATGATTTTTAGAGGGCTTAGTTCGCCACTAACATTACCCATGTCTAATGGGTCGTTAGAACCAAAACTTGCTAGTGCAGAACCGTTTCCGTCACCACCGAGTCTATGGTCTGGGCTTGAAGTTGATACACCTGCAAACATTGCAGAAAGGACTTCTGAGTCCATTGTATCTTTTAGTGTGTATGCCGCACTTGATGCACCTACTGATGCGAAGTTGATATGAGAAAGTCTTTCCTCAATGTCATCAACAATAAACTTAAATGAGTTTGCTTTGTCAATAACAAGTGTCAACTCTTGGTCAGTTAGGAACTGTTTTGTAGTAGAAGCTGCACGAGTGTATGCTGCGACAGTGATTACTGGCTCTTTAATGATATTTACTGTATCACCAAAAGCAGAGATTTCACCTGCATAATCCGTGTTTGTAATAGCTTCAATAACAGAAGATTTTCTAAAGAAGTTTTGAATCTTCTTCGAGAAAATTTCAGGAACGAAAAATTCATTCGTTTGTCCCGAAGTACCCGCATTAAAGTTATTATTACTAGCTCCACTAGCGTTTTGAAATACAGCCATAGTATTTCTCCTTTTCTAGTTGAGTTGTTGTTAAAAGTGCAACTACTATCTATAAGTTATTTAATAAGTCGGATTTCCAGAACCGCCATAATTTCTTCTAGGATTATCATTTATGATACGTCCTTCAGCCATTGCGTCAGTTATAGATTTTTCGTTCTTATCAAATTCGCTTTGAGACATAGCTGCGATTTGAGAACGAGTCCAAATCTTTTTAGAACCATATCCAACGTCTTTACTGTTCTTAATCTGAATCATTTCTGATGCAGGAACTAAGTCGCCTGATACTTCTTTTGATTTTGACTTGCCGACATCCTGTTTGAAAAGGTCAATTGCACGAGAGGCTAACGTCGCATTTGTAGCATTGCTGTATATCCAACCTTTAATTTCTTCTGGTTGACTATCTGCCCATTGATGAAACTCATCTGATTCTCTAATTGTATTAAAGTCTGGATGAAGTCTAGCCAATGTAGATTCAGCTTCTTTTTTAGAAATCTCAGTATTTTTATTTCGAAGAGAATTTATTTCTTCTTTTAAATCTTCCATTTCTTTAGTAGCTTGAGTATGAGCAACTGATTCAACTACATCGTAAACATCTGGATAATTCTTTTTAAACTCACTAAGTTC